AGCGTTTTTCAATTTTTAACGCGCGATCCATTTCGAGCGTATCCAACATTTCCGAAATCGTCTCTGCGCTTACCGGCATGTATTTACGTGGCGCACGCGCTCAAGCGCCAATTAGCCGGCGTTTATGTTCGCCTGTTAGCGTGCTTTGGAGATCGAACGGAAGCATTTCAACAACGCGAAAAGCGCCATGAACATATCATCCAACGACGGTCCAGCCGAATGGCAGGGGAAACGGCGCATCTTCTCGTGGGATTCTATAGATTCCATCGCTGTCTGGAAACACCTGTTGGCCACGCACGGTAAAGCCGCACGGGCCACTCGGCTTTAAACATATGATCGCTGGGTTGGTCTGCAGCCCATACTCGTGCGGCTCCTTGAAATACAAAGACGTATTGAGCTCTCGACCTTCCTTTGCGATCCACCCGAGCGCCAGCGATGTCGAATCGACCTGATCATCGTGGCGGCCATTCGGAAACGCTCTCAGTTCGGCAAAATACTCGTCAAGCCAATGAGCTTCGCGCGGGACATAGACAAATCCGTTTTCGATCTGCGCTGTTTGCGCGTCCATGCGCATTTGCTTGCTGCCAGTGACTCTCACCGGACACACCTGCGAGAATCGCTCATGGCGCAGAGCGTCAATGAGATTCTTGCCAGAGCCGTTTTCTTCAATCAGCACGGTGATGGGTATTCCGAAGACCCTGAACCTTTCCTCTTGAGCTATCACCGCGCGCTTCAAGCTGGGAAACAGCAGCCGCTCCCGGAAAATATGGAGGAGATAGGCCGCCCTTTCGGTGACGCCCCAAATTGTGCACACGCTGTAGTCATTGAGCTCGCCGTCCGTATTCGCGGTATCCCAGCTTTGCACGATCTTATCGAAGCGCGGCAGATCTCTTTCTTCATAGCGCTTGAACCATTCGATCTTGACCCGGCCGCCGTCGGCCGGTGCTGGCCGCTGCTGGTATTGAGCGGAGAACAAATACGAGCCGATCTGGGCCTTGGTTTCGAGGAGCGAGGAGAGCGGCTCACGGCTTGGATGCAAGGCGGAGCCCTGACGCCGAATAAGCATCCCTGTCCCAAAAGCATTTCGATAAAAGAAGGATTCGTCGGCCTCAGCGATGGCCGGGAAGTTCACGACCGTCCAATTCTGGCCATGCCGTGTCACATGACCGACAAGATCGTCTTCATGCAAACGCTGCATGGCGATGATAATGCAGCCCTCGGCCTTGTTGTTGAGGCGGCTGTAGAGAGTTTCGTCGAACCATGTGTTGACCGAACGTCTCTGCGTGTCAGACGGCGCCTCTCCGGGCTTCAAGGGATCGTCAATGATAATGAAATCGGCGCCAAATCCGGTCGTCGCGCCCTCGATCGAAGTCGCTCGCCGCTGCCCCAGCTTAGTTGTCCAGAAGTCATGCGCTGCCCGACGGTTCGCAGATAGCCGGGCTGGGAATGCCATTTGATACCAGGGGCTGGACAGGGTTGCGAGACTCTTGCGTGCCAGATCTTCGGCGAGCTCCTTGCCGTAACTGACACATAGGATCTTTGCATTTGGCTTGCGACCCAGGACCCAGGCCGGGAATGCGACCGAAGCGCAGATCGACTTCAATTGGCGCGGCGGAAGCGTGATGATGAGCCGTCTGATCTTACCGGCAGCCGCATCGGCAAGCGCGCTGGTGAGGACTTCGAGATGGCTGCCCCAAGTCAATTCCTCGCCGGGGTTAAGCTCGCAGAAGGTGCGTTGGACAAAGCTTGCAAAATCCTGCCGCAAGATCGCGGCATATTCATCGACCGAAAGTGGGCTAACGGGACTTGTCTCAAGAATCTGATCGGCCATCATCGCTCGAGCCCGCGGCTTTGATTCGTTCCACAGCATTTGCAATAGTCTTCAGATCATCCTCGACCAGCGCGTAGTTCGCGGCGCCGCCAGCCCACATCTCGTCGGGCTTGCGAGCCTCGTCCTCACGCAGCCAATCGCGGATCTGCTTGATGGCTTTGAGGTCGCCTTGCGCCGCTTGATTCGCCAATTGGACTGCGGCAGCCTCAAGCTTCGACAGCTTTTTGCGGCGGCCGTTCTGGGTGACGATGACCCGCTCTTCGACGGCCGTTGAAATCACGCTCTTGGGATTCTTCGGCTTTCCTTTGCGTCCAAAGGGATTGGGGCTCTCTTGCCCGGCCCGCCAACGACCATCCCGTTTGGGCGCGTCCCCCGTGCCGCCATCACTGTCATCAGACATGGCCTTGCTCCGTTGTAGCTGCGCATTCGTCAAATGTGCGCCCCGATTCCGAATGCCGAGCGAGCTCTCCGGTCCAGCGCTGCCAACGTCGGACAGCGACATCGACGTAAGCGGGGTCAAGCTCGATTGCACAGCAGCGCCGCCCGACGCGCTCGGCCGCGATGAGCGTCGTGCCACTCCCGAGGAAGGGATCGAGCACAATGTCATTGCGACCCGACGCGTCGAGCAGCACATCGACGACCAGCGCCAAGGGCTTAACGGTCGGATGCAGCGAGAGAAGATCGCCCTCATCGCTCGAGCGCCGAACGCTCGTCATGCCGGGATAGGTCCAGACATTGCTGCGATGCCGCCCGAAACGGCCGAGCTGGATATTGTTCCAGTGTTGCCCCTTGCCGCTCTTGAAGACGGCGACGAACTCATGCTGGCTGCGATAGAGCGAGCCCATGCCGGCATTGGTCTTGACCCACACGCAGATGTTCTTGAGCTCGGAGTAGGTTGCCTTTCCGGCGGCAAGCAGCTCATCCAGATGGCGCCAGTCCATAAAGAGATAATGCAGCGAGCCATCGACGCTGTTCATGGCAAGCAGCTTGCAAAGCTTGGTCAAGAACTCCGAGAACTCAATCTCACTCATCTCGCCTGAAGCCATGGCGAACTCGCGATGCTGGATCGACCCGAGACCGCTGACGTGCCCATCGATCGGGACATTGAAGGGCGGATCAGTAACGACAACAGCCGCACGGTCATTCTGAAGAAGAATCTTGTAGGACGCCTCATCCAGTGAGTTGCCGCACAACAGCCTGTGCTTGCCCAAGATCCACATATCACCCAATCGGCTGACCGGCGGCCCCAATGATGGCAATACGTCTTCTGGCTCGGGCTCCGTTTGATCTCCGTCCAGATCCTCGATTTTGATGTCGATCTCGCCCATGTCAAAGCCTGTGGCTTCGAGATTGAAATCGAGATTGAGCACTGATAGCTCCTTTAAGTTCAGGGCGAGCACGCGTTCATTCCAGGTCGAGGTTTCTGTCAAGCGATTGTCGGCGATCATGAATGCCTTGGCCTGAGCCTCAGTCAGGTTATCTAGGCGGACGGTGGGCACTTCGAGCCAGCCAAGCTTTCGGCATGCGAGGATGCGACCATGTCCGGCGATAATCTTGCTTGAAGCGTCGATCAAGACCGGGACGTTAAAACCAAAGGCCTCAATGCTTGTCGCGATCTGCCCGATTCGTTTCGAGCTGTGCTCTCGCGGATTGTTGGGATCAAGCTTGAGCGTATCGATCTCGCGATATTCAACCGCCAGTCGCGTTTGAGCGGTGCCGTTGGCGCGCGCACGCGCAGATAAATTATGCGGCGGTGCAGGGCTCAGTGCCGGTTTCGATGCACCCTTTTTGGTTAGTTCAGCCAACGAAACGCTCCCGCCAAATGCCAGCTTCCATTCTCGCGCGGCGAGGTTAAGAATCGCCTTTGATCAAAAGCTCATAAAATACAGAGCAACTCCGCTCAAAACCAGAATTTGCGGGTCAAGTATTGGTCGCACCAGCCACGAACGACTGGACTTCAGCGCCCAAGAGAGCGTCAGTGGCGGTGCCGATGCTTTGACGGTCGTTCTCGCCCGGATTCCGGGCTTTCGCCAGTGCGAGCCCGAATTCTCGAGCTCGCCGAAACGGAGACCGATCATGGCAGCGAAATCCAAACACAAATCAACAGGTCAAGGTCGCGCTGCGGTGCTTGAACGCGCGACAACCATCCCGCGCCGAGGCGCAAAGTCCGTCAGAGCGGCGCCAGTCGCGCGGCCAACACCCAGTGCCCGGTCACGTTCAAGCAAGACCGCGCCGTCATTCAAACCGACAAGCAAGCTCGCGCAGCTCATGACGCTTCTGCGACGGCGTGAAGGCGCATCGCTCGATGCGCTGATGAAAATGACTGGCTGGCAGGCCCATAGCATCCGCGCCGCACTAACCGGACTGCGAAAGAAGGGCACCGAAATCACACTCGCAAAGCATGAGGGTGCGCCGAGCACCTATCATGCGGTCTGATTGAGGAAAGACCTTTCCATGTCCCAGCAACTGCCCGAAGAAACAGGCTATGTCAGCCCCTATCTCCTCCGGCGAACAAGATCGATTGATGAAATCCACAAAGAACGCGAGGAGATTCAATCTCGTCGAGCGTCCGCAATATCCAAACGCACATCGCTCGTTCGGGCTTCACGTGAGGCCAAAACGTGTGATGAGGCAACAGTTTGTCGAATCAGCGGCGTCGGCTGATGGCCCGAAGCTCACATGTATCCGAGTCTGGCAAATTGCCAGACTCGGATCTCACTCGGATGATTGACAATCTGAACGCGCTCGACATTGACGCTCTGCGCGCCGAGTGGCGCGAGCTCTTTCGAACGGAGCCGCCGGCGATGCGATCGGCCTCTCTCTTGCGCATGGAGCTTGCTTGGATATTGCAGGCGCGCGTATTTGGCGACCTTGACGCGCGAACGCGTCGGCGACTGAAGGCCTTCGTGCGCACCGATTCAGATTCAAAGGTGCGCAAAGCGACGCGGCTCTTACCGGGCACTGTGCTTCTCCGCGAATGGCGTGGCCACACCTATCGAGTTGAAGTTCTGGAGAGCGGCTTCTTGTTCGAACGCGAGCGCTTCTCTTCGCTCTCGTCGATCGCGCGGCAGATTGCCGGCGTCCGCTGGTCGGGCCCGCGCTTTTTCCGATTGGACGGCCCGGACCGCCAGAAATCGCTTAAGGGCACACATGACTGACAAAGCCAATGCGCCGCGTCGACTGCGGTGCGCGATCTACACGCGCAAATCTTCCGAGGAGGGCCTTGAGCAAGGCTTCAACTCGCTCGATGCGCAGCGTGAGGCCTGTGCCGCGTACGTCAAGAGCCAAGCCGAGGAAGGCTGGAAGCTCTTGCCTCAGTCCTATGATGACGGCGGCTATTCGGGCGGCAATATGGATCGCCCTGCTCTTGAACACCTGCTGCGCGACATCGATCAACGCGCTATTGATATTGTTGTCGTCTATAAAGTCGATCGCCTGACGAGGTCGCTCTCGGACTTCGCGCGCGTCGTCGAACGGTTCGAAGCCAGGGGCGTCTCCTTCGTGTCGGTCACGCAAGCATTCAATACGACGAGCTCGATGGGCCGGCTGACCCTCAATGTGCTGCTCTCCTTTGCCCAGTTCGAGCGCGAGGTCACAGGCGAGCGCATCCGCGACAAGATTGCCGCGTCCAAAGCCAAAGGACTTTGGATGGGTGGAAACCTTCCGCTTGGCTATGACCCCAAGGGCCGGACACTCGTCATCAACCCTCAAGAGGCCGAAACGGTTCGATTGATTTTCAAACGGTATCTTGAGCTTGGCTCTGTGCATGCCCTCGCCGACGACCTCAAAGCCAGAGGAATTCATTCGAAGGCCTGGACGACCGCCAAGGGGCGCATGATCAAGAGCGTTTCCTTCGCGCGCGGCGCGCTTTATCACCTCTTGCGCAACCGGCTCTATCGCGGCGAGATCGCCCACAAGGGAGCGGTTCACGCGGGCCAGCATCCGGCAATCGTTGATGCCGAGCTGTTCGACGCCGTTCAGGCGAGCCTCGATGCGAATGTCAGGGCACGTCGCGACCGACCCACCGAGCCCGGCGGGTCGCCGCTTACTGGTCTCCTGTTCTACGAGGCTGGCGACCGAATGAGCCCGACCCATGCCCGCGGCAAGTCAGGTCGGGCCTATCGCTACTATGTGTCGACCGAGCTGCTCAAAGGTCGGTCACGCAATAGACCGGTCGCTGCTCGCGTTCCCGCTCAGGCCATCGAGGACCTTGTGCGAGATCGGATGACGAGGTTCCTCGGCCAGGCTGTCCCGCCGACCTGGACAGCAATCCGAGAGCACATTGAACGCGTAACGCTGTTCGAGAGACAAGTCGTCATCGGACTCGTTTCGGCAGCCGATGCGCTTGACCTGATCCCACAAGCCGAATCGCGTTTGATGCCTGGCGATCGCATCGAACTCGATGGCGACCGCATCAAGCTGACGATCCCTGTGAAGCTGAAGCATCGTGCAGGCGCCGTGCGGTTTCTTGATTCGTTGGGCCGGCCCGCCGCCGACAGCCGGCCGCTGAACACGGCGCTCGTGAGAACCATCGCACGCGCGCATGCATGGCGCGAGCGCCTCGCGTTTGGGGACATCCTCACCGTTGCGGATCTAGCAAAAGCCGAGGGCGTCACCGACTCGCACATCCGCCAAAGGCTCCGCCTTGCCTTCCTCGCGCCCGATATCATCCGCGCGATTGTCGATGACCGAGGGTCGCCCGGACTGACGCTCGACAAGATCCTCAAGTCGAGGTTTCCGCTTGAATGGGGCGCGCAGCGCCGGCTATTCGGGTTCAATAAACACGGCCCCGATTGAGCGAGTTTTCGCTCGTGTTCTCGACCCTGTTCTCGCGTGTTTTGGGGCGTGTTCTGACCGTGTTCGGAGCCTGTTTCTTTCACGTATATAGCGTCCTCGATCACGGCACTTTCCCCCGCAATTTCAATGGCATGGGGTCTCAAGCCAACGGAGGGAAACAGGCAGCCATGAAATATTGGCCCTGTTCTGGAAAATTTGGACCGTGTTTGGCGAAACCGAACGACTGAAATTGGCAACGGAGACTTAAGAGGCAATTTCGGGCCCAAGTCACACAGTCCTAGCCGGTTTCCTGGCAACAGAGACTTCGATCGCCGGCAAAGACTACGGAATGTCAGCGACTTGCGGAAACCCAATCCGAACTGGCCCGGAGAGACCAGACTGGTTGGCGGAGAGGGAGTCCTCCGAACAACCGTTTTCTGCCGTTCGCGGGCGTCCGCGCCTGATGCCAGTATCCCTTTGAATCAACGAACGTATTCCCGTTGGACGTTCGCCAGCGTCCATTGACGGCCGCCTCCAGCC